AGTTTCAGAAGGCGGTACGCCGTCGCCAAATATATATTTCTCTGTCCAATCTATCCCTTTTTTTATTATATCTTTTGCGAAATCTTCATCTATATTAAAATATCTATACTGGATAGTTTTATTCCCGTCATAGACACATAATACCGCCATATCATACCCGCCTATATACATTTGGGCTTGGATTTGACAATACCACTCTTTTGGCAATTCATCATCTTTGTATATATCTATATATCTCTTTGTGTCTTTTATTTCAAGGATAACCCTATTTTTACGCTCTCCCTTGAATAATTCCCTATCGGGTGATACTTCTATATACCCGGGGAGATCATCACGCCTTAAAACGAAGTATTTTTGCGTATTCTTCACAACTCTTTCCGTGCTCACATTCTCGAAATATTCGGCGATAGAATTTTCAAACAAATTTCCTCTTATTGTATTTGTATTTTCTGTTATTTCTCCTTTTTTTATCTTATCCCAATATTGGAAAGGTGTCATGTATTCACTATATCCTAAAATTATCCCGATATTCGATGAACTTAATTTAAATGACTCGTTTTTATGTTTTAGCCATTCTTCTCTATTTTTAAAAACCGTCTTTCGTATCATACTAAATCGTTATCTAAATATTCAACCTGTGTCAATTCTTCATTTATAGGTGTACATTGGTCGTACTTTAATCCTAATTCCAAAGGGGAGACAGCGTCTCTCATATCAGCCTTTGCCGCAAATTCCTTCAACAATAATTTTAATACCGTTTTTTTTGCCATTACATTAAAATCGTCTATCCACAACCCTTTTTTAGCTCTGAAAGATTGTGAATATTTTTTCGCATGTTCTACAATTTCCTCTTTTGACATGTACTTAAATTTTTCAAAGCCTGTTTTGTATCTTATAAAAGCAAGGTTTCCGGCATAAACCCCGTCGTTCAGTTGTTTTAAAAACGTGACATCTCCGGTAAATTTATTTACTTCTATTTCGCCCTCATATATCCTTGTTTCATTTATAGTTTGAAGCAAATTGGATCGCAACGCAAGTTCTATGTACCCATTTTTCATTATTTGAAATTGGCATTGTCCTTTGTAGGGAATTATTGCAGATTGGCCACACGATTTATCCAAAGACAAATCAGTAACGGCGGCACACAAAGAGGAATAAATAATGCTTAGCGGGTCTACTTTTTGCAGTTCCGGACTTGAATACGCCGTTAATATTATGTTTTGGCACATTGCTATACCTTTTTTTTCACCTAATATGTCGATAAATCTATCTTTATAAGAGCCTTTTGTAAGGCTCTTTTTAAGTAGTTCAAAAGGTTTTAATGTCGGCCTTTTAACTTGTGTTTCCGTGCTTTTGGAAATGGATTCTTTTATGTCCATAATTATATTTTTTAAAATTGATCACTCGTAAATATCACACTCGTAAATTCCCTCTATTTTATTATTGCATTCTTCTTCGTTGTATATTTTATCCATATACATACCCAAAATGAATATTAATAAAAGAATAATTATTTTATATTTCATACCAATAACACAATAAAAAGTCTGTAATTTCTTTTTTAAACATCTCTGTACACCCCTTCTCTGAGTCTTCTATTTCTATCTCTTCATCTCCATAAAGATTATATATTTCATATTTAATCTTATAGCATTTCCCTTTTTTGTCGAAATGTAATTCATAACATATTTGGATGGTTTCCTTCCCAAAATCTTTATCGAAATCGGATCTAAATAGATTTAGATTACCCGATAAAATTTCTTTTTTTTCTTCTTCTGTCGATCCGCCTACAAAATCAGAAAAAATTAAATGATATATATACGCCTCATTTATTTCCATAACTCTATATTTTATTAAATTCAAAACTTATGTTCTTCGGCAATTTTGAATAATCTACACTCTTTATAAAATCTTTATATTCATTTTCAGTCATTACGCCCTCTCCATTTTTTAATAAGTTTATCGACAAAATATTTACCGAGCGCAAATATGCGTGACAATCAATTTTTATCCCTTTGTCGAATAGATATTGCAGCACTTGTATTTCGTTGTCTATCTCTTTTTTTTCGCTTTCTAATTTCTTTTTTTCGCTTTCTAACCTCTTCATTTGGATTTCTCTTATTTTTTCATTTCGCCTTTTTACAACGTTATTTATAATGAAATAGCCTTTTTCATGCAAATTTTTTATCCTGTCTTTTACATCTTTGCACAATGGGATGTAATCGTAAATGCCCAATATGTCAGGATTTTCGAACTCATCACCCGTTAATTTCTCTAATAATTTAATAGCTTTTTTGGCTTTTCGCCTCAGTGAAAAAATGATATTATTTTCTTCTAAGAAATATTTTATATAATCTATATCCTCCCCCCAACAAATTATTTCTTTGGCCATTCCTTCAGATATGTGCAGAGTTCTGCAAATCGCATCTATTTTGTTATTGTCTATATAAAATTTTAGATTTGAAATCATGTACGTCGGCATTCCATAAGAGTTATTTCCATGTATATTAACAAATATCTTAAATTCTGGAAAATATTTTAAGATTTCGTCGTGAATGCATCCGACCTCAAAACTATTCTTTATACCTCCATTAAGGTTGTATTTTTCTCCAGTTGCATAAAAATAAGAATAGCCGTTATTTTCTATATATCTTAACCCTATATCTACATCTATGAATGTATTTTTACCTATTTGTTTTGTTTCTGTGTATTTCAACTCATACTTTTTCATAATGTCATTTTTTAATTAAATAATATTTACGCATTTTCAAAAACTCTCGCATCGCCGAAAATCCACGCATCCCCGCAAACCTGCGCATCCCCGCAAACCTGCGCATCCCCGGAAATCCACGCATCCCCGGAAATCTGCGCATCCCCGAAAACCTGCGCATTTTCGCAAACCTGCGCATTTTCGCAAACCTGCGCATTTTCGAAAACCTGCGCATTTTCGCAAATCCGAGCATTTCCGGAAACCTGCGCATCCCCGCAAACCTGCGCATCCCCGGAAATCCACGCATCCCCGGAAATCTGCGCATTCCCGCAAACCTGCGCATCCCCGAAAACCTGCGCATTCCCGAAAACTCTCGCATTCCCGCAAACCTGCGCATTTTCGAAAATCCGAGCATCCCCGTAAACCTGCGCATTCCCGAAAACCTGCGCATTTTCGCAAACCTGCACATCCCCGAAAACCTGCACATCCCCGAAAACCTGCGCATCCCCGGAAACCTGCGCATCGCCGAAAATCCACGCATCCCCGAAAACCTGCGCATCCCCGGAAACCTGCGCATCGCCGAAAATCCACGCATCCCCGAAAACCTGCGCATTTTCGCAAACCCACGCATCGCCGAATTGTGACAAATTACGTTCCTTTTGAACGTACCCCCCCAAATCACCCTTTTTAACATCAGAAAAATCTTTTAAGGCCTTTATCCTGTACAATTTAATTCCCGAATTATTGATTATAAACTCTTCTGTAAGTTCAAATTTCTTTTTCATTGTTTCTATCTCCTTAATTATTTTAAATTTCTACCGGGCATTTCCCCAATTCATTTTTTTTACCTATTATTTTTCTATTGTTCCATGTGGAAGCAATATTTCGTAATTAATGTAATATTCGCCCATGCTTAAATATTCTTGATCTCGCCAATGGATATAGTTGCTTAAAGCCCAATTTATGGCGGCTTTAGCGCGTTTCATTGTCTTATAATAGTTCGCATATTTATCGAAAGCAAATCCTCTTTCTTCGAAATCCGCGGCTTGTTTCATTTTCTTTCGTTTTAAGCGTTTATAATTCGGTTTATTTTTCGTCCGTGATCCCTAACCATTCTTTAATGGTGTAAAACAAATCATTGATTTGCGTTTCTGACATGCCGTCCGGATACATATCTTCTAAAATGGTCCACATCATCCTGTCAGTTCGTTTGCGTTCTCTTTTGCGCCGCTCCAAAACTCAAAGTTACTTAAACTTTCTTCTTTGTAGATTTTCATAAAAATATCCTCCTAAATTTTAGTCTTTTATCTATACACATATTTATTTTTTAAATGAAATACACTTCATTCATTTGCTTTTTTGTAAAAGGGTTTAATAAGCCTTTTTCAGACACTTCACATTTTGACATTTGCATATCTCTGAATATCCGGCATTCATAACGCTTCGTTAACGGCTTGTTGAAAGTTGTCAGGAAATTTAACGCCTGTCCCTTGTCCTTGAAATTAATATAAATTGATTGTTTCTTGGAATGCCTAACAAAATGCCGATTTAAAATAACTTGTTCATCCCTCTTTGTTACTATGCCTTTTGTGGCTTTTACTTCTACCCATACAGAGGTAAAATAATTCTGTTGTTTTGCGTTTGTTCCCATAGCCTATATTATTTTGCTGTTATTTGATACTTTTGCATCCCTTTTGTCCTCACTACTCTGCCATTTATTAAGTTGGCGTAAAAATAGCATGTATATGACTTCCCAATGTTTTCTTTTGATACTCGTTGCAGAAATTTCCCGAAATCGTAAGGGTTTTTTAGCGCAACGCAGAGATCTCTTTTATCATCCGAAAAGAGAGAATTTTTGCCCCCTAATATCGTTTTGTCATTGCCGGTAAATGTTCCCTCTAAAGTTGAAAGCTTGATTAAAACGCCATTCTTTATCATAGTTCTACGTTTTAGTTTTGTCCCTTTTTTTGTATATACAAATGTACTTTATTCATCTGTTATATCCTAATATTATTGCGCATTTAACTATATTTTAACTCAATGTTTTCGTAACTTATTGCGTATCAGTATGCATTATATTTATTGCGTAATATCTGTTAACTTTTGCGTCCTCCCCCTTATTAACGTAGATGTCCTTTCTGTCGTATTCAATAATACGACTCTCTTTTTTTTAACATTAGGATAAGAAATCTGCACCGCTATCTCATTATTGAGGCAAGGTGCGATGTGTCCCTATATATATAATATATATACGTAATAAATATATACAATATAGCTATTATTTCATTTTAATGAAATAATAGCGGTAACGTACGATTAAGTGCATAGAGGCTAATTGTTAAATGAGAAAGCGATTAACTTAACTCTGTTAATTTGTTGAGATGGTTGAGAAAACGTTTGCAAAGCTTTTTTGAAGCTCTTTGAAAACGTTTATAGGGGCGTTGAGAAAACTCTGATGCGGGATCTTGAAACAACTTGCTGCCCCGCTTTCCGAACTTGTGATTGAACGCAAAATTGAACGAGCGAGCGAAGCGAGCGAGGATGTTTGTTTGATGAATTAATTTTCAGGGTAAACAGGGGTGGGGGTGTGGGGCTTACTAATCTCCCTCCGATATTGTAAGATAAAAAAAAATGTCTATATTTGTGGGTATGAGTGCACAAGATATATTATTGATGCAGAAGGCGAATGAGCGGGAGGAGCAGCTACGACGTTTGCCTGACTTACCGAAGATAGAGATCAGTGAGGAGGAGAAGCGGGATTTCTACAACAAGTTTGGTAAGAGTGCGAGTATGTTGCAATGTTTGAATTTGTATGAAGAGGTAAACAGGTTAACGAAGCTGTTGATATTGAGTGACAATGAGAGGGAGATACAGAGGATAAGTAAGAAGTTGGATGTATATAACAAGATAGTTACGTTATATAAGAATTCGAGTGATACGGTGAATAAGATGGGAGTAGGTCTAATAAGCAAGGGGGAGAAGACGGGAGAAGATGGGGAAATAGAAGTAGATGGGATAGACATAAAGATAGAGAGATGAGGATAGACATGAACATACCGTTAAAGCCGAAGCAGGTACAGATGTACAACATGTTGATGTCGAGGCGTTATAGGGAATTTTTATTTTATGGGGCATCTCGGAGTGGGAAGACGTTTGTGATAGTATATTTTTTGATGGTACAGTGTATAGTTTATGGGGCGAATTGTTTGGTATTGCGGAAGACGTTTCAGAGTTTATTGGATGGGATGTTGAGTCAGACAGTACCGGCGGTATTAGGAGCGATAGCGAAGCATAATGGGATAAGCAGTATTGAGATGTTGCGAGTAAAGGGGGCGAATTTTTGCAGGTATATAGGGAACAAGCAGAGTTTGGTTTTTTACAATGGACATTACATAAAGTTTTTCAGCATGTTAGGGCATGGGGGAAAGGACAGTGGCAGCAAGTATGATACGATCTTATCTACTGAGTGGGGTCATATATTTGCGGATGAGATAAGTGAGTTGACATGGCAGCCGATAAGTAAGTTATATTCGAGGTTATGTCAGTTATTGACGGATAATTTTCCCAATTATATGTTGTTTGCGTTGAATCCTTCGTTAAAGAGTCATTGGAATTACAAGCGGTTTTTCAGGCATGAGGAGATAGGGACGAATAAGAAGTTGCCTGAGGAGATAACGGACAGGTTTTATATAATGAAGTTCAACATAGGGGATAATGAGGGGAACATATCGTCTGAATACAGGGCTACGTTAGCTAATGCTTCGAGGACAGACAGGAAGCGGTTTTTGGAGGGGGATTATTATGATGAGAGTGAGGGAGAGATATTTACGTGTATTCCGTGGGGGACTCTCCCTTCATGGGAGAGTTTCAGGAAGTTGTTGATATACATAGACCCTTCCGCGAAGGAAACTGCGAAGAATGATTACAAGGCGGTAGTATTGTTAGGGATAACGAATAACAGTGTATGGTTGATAGGCGTACATGCGATACAGGGGAGCACATATGAGATGTTGGAGGGGTTATATGATTTGTACATGATGCCGCCTTATCCGCCTGACATAGTTATAGAGAACAAGCAGATACCTTTTGATTTTGAAGATACGATAACGGCATTTGAGGAGGAGAAGGGGGTTATTTTCCCTATAGAGAAAGACAACAGGAACAATGGCAACAAGTTTTTGAATATTGAGTCTACGTTAGAGCCCATGTTCAGGAATCATCGTTTTTTCTTTAATGAAGAGATGAGGGACACGGAAATGGGGGATTTAGCTGTAGATCAGTTCATTAATTTTTCATACAGTTCTATTGAGAAGGATGATATTCCGGATGCTGTAGCCAAGGGTACATCTTTAATAAACAGGTATAAGATAACTCATTCTTCGGATAAGAAGATATCTGACATATATTGTGTTGTTGACGGACAATTAATTAAAGTTTAAGCCATGTTTATAACAGAGACGGACATTCAGACGTGGATTCAGCCCATAACGATAAAGAATACGAAGGCTATGAATCCTGATGCTTTAGACAATGCCTATTTGAATGCGGTAGGTTATTTAAAGCGTGAGTTACAAGGTAAATGGGATATAGACAATGCTCTTAAGGCACAGAGGGATTCGGAAGATTTCGATCCGACCTTATACTACATTGTTGTAGTTCTTACTTCATTTTATTTTGCCGGCATTTCTTCCAACATCAGTGAGCCTTTGTACAATGAGTACAAGCAGGTATGCGGTATTGTGGAAGATTTGAAGAATGGGACTTCGGTCATGTACAATGCTCCCGAGCAGGAATCTCCGGACGCATACGGTATGGTATATACGGATGAAAACACTTATTTAGGTTAAGCTATGACAAAATTTCATCAACCGGATATTAATCCGATACAGATACCCTACGAAGTAGGCATATCTGGTATAGAGAGTCAATATCTCCCTAATTTTTATGATTTCAGATTCACCCCTCGTTATTGGAGAGAAGCGTATAACAGGGCGATGAACTATTCTGACATGACCTATCTTGATACGCTGTATTCATGGGTAGTGCAGTCCTCCCCCTTTGTCGTCTCACAGATGGATAAACGTATCGTTCCTCTCATGAATCATGAGTTTGTAATCCGGAATGCTGACGGCACGGTGGATGATGATGCTACCGGCAGGATATGTACCACGAAATGGTTTAAATTCCTTGTAAGATCATACGGCATGTCCCTATTCTATGGCATCAGAGTGCCGCAGATAGACATAGAGAATGACCGGGTGGCGGATTTCCCGTTAAGGAATATAGACATAAAGAACAGGGCGGTGAGAAGCATGACATACGATTATGATCAGGTAGCCGATATCGACGATTATGCCAACACTTTCTTCATTCAGCCTTATGACGAACAGGATTTCATGTTCGGTATGCTCCTCCAGATATCGAGGGCGATGATCGATATACAGCAATCCTACATGAACTGGTCCATCTTCGCCACACGGAGCTCATATCCTCGTACCACGCTCGGTTATCAGGCAGGGAACGAGACTTCTAAAAACCTCGCCCAAAGTCTTGCGAGACAGTTGGACAATCCAACAGCAATCCTCATTTCCCCTTATGAATCCAATAAATACAACAAAGGGGAGAGGATGTACAATGTGGAAATGAAAAGCGATATGATAAATGCCGCTCCGGAAGCATTCCGTACTTTCAAGGAGAATATCATGAGCCGTTTCAGCGAGATAATGCAGCTCGTAACCGGAGGTACGCTCTTGGGCTCTACCGAGAAGAACACCAACTCCGAGAATCTCGTTGAGGCTCATTTGCAGCTCTATGAAGACAAAAAGAAAGAGGATATAAGCGGATGTCTTACCGCTTTCCGAACCGTCTATATGCCTAAGCTCAGACGCCTCATCTCAAATATCGATCTCTCCGGGAAATATGTAGATATAATCCCCGATAAGTCTATTACAATGGAGAAATTCAAGATAATTTCGGATGCTGCCAGCAAACAGGGTATAAGACTGTCACGTGCTTTCTTTGAAAGAGTAGGTCTGGATAAAAGCGATTTCAATCCTAAAGTGCAGAATAAGTCATGGTATTCTTCTGCAATGGCAAAAATAGGGGATATTTTCAACAAGGAAAAGACGGATGAGAACGACAAATGACCTTTTATCGCAATTAAAGGAATTGGGGAAGGCTCTAAGATTCGAATTGCCTCAAAGAATTGCCGGAAATATGGTAAAAGAGACACGAAGGAACTTTCGTGCACAAGGATATACCAATGACGGAAAATTCGAACGGTGGAAGGACAGAAGATATGATGTCTTAAAAACTCCGGCAGGGATAAAACTCGGATATAAGAAGCTCTTACGAACGAGAAGGCTGTATAACAGCTACAGACCTTATATCAAAAGGTTCGGAGGATTCAATATCAGGGTGGGAGTACAGTCCGATGTCCCTTATGCAAAAGTGCAGAATGAAGGTGGACAGACAAAAGGAAGGTGGATTCAAGAAAAATACAAGATAGACAGACCTGCCCCACGTATTCCTGCCAGAAAACACGCAGGAATAGGCACTAAAACCATGATAGAGGTTGAAAAAGAGATAAATAGAACTATAAAAAAATATCTTAAATAATTTTTTTTATTCGTTTTTATACTTATTTTAGTGGCATATTAATTATTTAATAAATGATAGGGTCTCTTACAAAATGTATAGCGGAATTTCTTAGAAATACGGAGGTGGTAAAAGAAAACAACATACCCGTATATACGGCGAACACCGTAGAGGGACGATTCACTGTAAATACTTCTCTGCCGGCTGTACTTGTGACTGTAGCCCCTTCTGAAAATCCTGCCGTTTTCATATCCGGTAATATATTGGACAGTATAATTATACATATCCGGTATATGGATGATCTTCTTAACTATACCATGTCGGAAGATGACGGCATATATGAGGAAAGAAGAAATTGGGCGTATCTGTTAAGGGATGAACTGTGGAATGGAAAGCAAAGTTCGTATTTTAGACAGTTCATGAATGTTAACGGACTGAATGTCATGTATAAAGGCATGTCTACATATACGCAGGTAGGGGTACTCGAAAACCTTAGCAAGGATATTGACGTATTTTCATTTATTTTCTCGTGCAACTTGTTCTCAGGACAACTTTCCAATTCCCCTACTGTGCCTCTCGAAGAGTTTTTCATTACTCTGGAGGGGGCGCATGGGGAAACCCCCGAACCTACATTCCAGACTGTCCGGGCATCAGGGGAAAAATTCGTTATATGGAACTCTGTTGAGGCATCCGATAAGGTAAAAAGCTTGTCCATTCACGGGAAATCTTATCAGGACGGAACTCCTACTCCTCTCGCTCCTGTAGAGATACAATCTGTAGGGGATAATTCTCTGTTATTACAGATAGGAGACAGCAAGGAGTCTGTAAATCATACCATAGATGTAAAAAAGGCTATTCAAGATGCCGGATATGACGGTGTTTTAAGATCGATAGGAGTATTAAGGGATGATGTTAATTATAACAATGAAACCAATAAATGTATTCTGAACAAGAGATTGGGAATATCCAGAGGATTTATTGTTAATTCCTTTACAGGACAAGAAACAAATGGTAATTTAAGATTTGTAAGGATAAATGGGAGTGTCAAACAAGGAAGTGTAAACGCTTCAATACAAAATTTTTACAGCAATAAATTCTATTATACAGGAGATTCCACATCCAATAAGTGGAATAATGTATATGGAGTATATGCCAATTCCTTAAGATATGGTTTTTACCTTGTGTATGATGTAAATGATTATCCTACAGAAGATGATCTTAAAAAAATGATCGAAGATGAATCTTCTATTTATATATATGCCCTTCAAGATGAAATCGAGGCTAATATAGCTCTCGAAAACATACCGACATATTCTAATGAGACGTGGATAAGCACTAAAAAAGAGAATGTAAATCCTCGTATCGTAATGGATTGTGAAGTATCTGAAATATTAGATTACATCAGAGACGGTCTGATCGGTTACTATACCGGTCGAGGACGAAGCAACACGGATGAGAATAAAAACATTCTTCCGGATAGATCCGGCAACGGGAACGACCTTGAAAATAAAAACTTCGCATATACACCCGATTCCGGTTACGGAGACGGTTATATCCAATATGACGGGGTAGATGACTTCAGTAATGTCGCATGGACAGACGTTACTACAAAATCTGTACTTCTTGTTTGTGAAGATATTGTAAACACAAAACAATCTCCTTATTATAGCTTGACGTCTATGATTGGGAATGACCGATCGTTATTCGGGGGTATCTCTAATGGCAAAATTCCAGCTAACAATATTTATGGTTATTTTAATTCATCTAATTTAGGAAGTGAATTATACACAAAAGATTTCTCGTTAGAAAAAGGCATTTTGAATATATATTTAGGGAATACTGGCGGTTTGATAAATAATCCTGAATATGTATATAATTTATGTATTGGAGCAGGTAATTTTTATGCAAATCCACCCAGATATTCGTGTAAGGTTAAAATCTATGATTTCCTTGCATATACGAGGAAATTAACGGATGAAGAAATAGAACACAACTATAAAGCGAGCTTGCAATATAACGGAATGACATTATGATAGCTATGTATGTAGTACCTACAATAGAATTAGTCCCTTTCGATAAGGACTTAATGTATAGAAGAAGAAACGCTGACGGGAGTAAGACGCTTATCCATAAGGAAGAATATGAGCGTTTAGTGCCAGTAACTTTGTATGAAGGCAGCAACAATTATCCTTTATACTATGGTGATGCACTTGAAGAACTTCTTAAATTGGGCGAATGGCAAAATTTATAAATTATGATTGTACAAGTATTATCAAATGAATCTGTGAATGACAGGGGTTATGTGGTAATGAACGACAGCATAGACTGGGGAAGATACCGCAAAAATCCTGTTTTGATGCTACAGCATTTCCAATGGGATAATCCTATCGGAAGTGTAAGGGACATCAAACTGAATGCACAAAAAAAGAGGTGGGAAGGAATATTGGTATTCGCATCCACAAAAGAAGGGCAGAAATATAAACAAATGTATGAAGAAGGCTCTTATAATGCTGTTTCAATAGCGGGAAAAGTAGAATTTGCAGAACGTAAAGGGAAAAAATTCACTACCAAATTTGAAGTATATGAAATTTCATTGGTAGCAATTCCGTCTAATGAAGATGCCGTGGCCATAAGAGAGAAAAACGCTAAGTTAGGATGTTTGCCGGTAGAGTTCTGCATTACCGAATCCCAACAGGTAGAACAACTTAGTGCCGACTTCGAAACTGAAATAAATAATTATTTATCTATGGAAGAAAAAGAAGAAAAATTAGAAAAAGCTCCTGAAATGGAAGAAATCCAACAAGAGGTGCAGGAAAAAGAGAATCTCTCATCCGGATTAAGCGGTATTCTTTCTCGTTTTGAAGAAAAACTTTCTTCTTTATTGGGGAAAAAAGAAGAAGATCAGAATCCGGGGAAAGAGGAGAAATTGGAATCCGAAGAAGATGAAAAGGAAAAACTTTCATCCGAAATCGGAAAAGAACCCGAACAGGAAAAATTAACTATCAATCCAGAAGAAAAAACTTTATCTTTTGACAAATCAAATCAAATTATGGCGAATTACACATCTTTAAACGATTATCTTTCAGATAAATCAAAAGCATCGAAAGTAGTTAGAATGGCTCGCCTTTCTGCAAAGGCTACAGATTCCGAATTGCTTTCAGTACAGGATGATTTGAAAGAAATTTCGTCTGTAATGCTTAATGACGAAAAATTAATGTCCACTTTGGGACAAATAAGAATTTCAAACCCTAAGCGGGGAGAAATGAGCCTTAACGAAATGCTTACGGCTATCGTAAACGATCATGAAATGATACAGGCCGGTGGGAAGACATATCCGTTTATTGGAGACCCTGATCTGGCCGTTGTAAATTGGATCGGTCTGTTTTTCCGTCTGTTATTCCCGGTGAATACTTTTGCATACAGAATCCCCCATATTTCATCTACACAGGCCGGTACTATTCATGTACAAAGCAAATATAATCCTGCCGTATATTATGGGAATAACGTACCTGCAAATCAGGCTACTCCGTATTCTTATGACGATGCAGCTATCGCAATCCCTACACGGGTATTCTCATTACAACCTACTTTATTCCAACAGGCGAATGATGATATGCTCAACTATGACAAACGAGGTTGGGGCATGGCGGAAGCATTGAGAGTAATTAGTAATGCAGCCCATAATTACTATCTTCAAACTATCGCTACAGCTGCTGGATGGAATAAAGTTACCATGTCAGGAACAGAACATTTCGCTTCTGCAGGAATGTTCCCCGCCAACACTGCAGCTTCCGGAGATATAACGAAAATTACCGTTGCAGATATCTTGAACCTCAGTTCTTTATTCCGTAATCAGAATTTCAATTTCGATTATGAATATCCTGAATTGATATTGGATTCGGTATATTACAACCAATTGATTGCGGATTCTTCATTTGTCAACTTGCTGAACAGACCGACAGAAAGCATCCGGCCAATGGGTACTACAGCATATAATTTCGAAATTCATGCACGTTCAATCACTTCTTTATGGAACACGGCAACTTCTTCTATCGTAGACCCGAAATTATATGGTATTCCTTTGGACGATAACGGTAATATTCCTTCATCATGCACTCCGCCTCTGTTGGCAGCTACTGCCTACGGAGTGGGTATCGGATTTTTCCCTTCACAGGTTATTATCGGTATCGGTAATACTCATGTACACATGGTACAAGACCCGACCCGTTACGGTTGGATGTTCTCAATGGATTTCCGTACAGGTTGCGGTGCAGCCCGTGAGGCCGGTGTAGGAACTGGATTGATTGTACCTGCAAAATTTGCATGATAAATATTATCTTACTTAGTCACAGAAATGTGACTAAGTATATTATTACACGCACAAAAAAACAATCATTATGAAAACAACTGAATTTAAAGATTCTTTCTTTGTAGAACTTCTTGCTTTTGTCACTACTTTCGAGACTTTATATGTTACTTCTGACGGTAATATGTTCCGTACAAAAGTCGATGCTACTGACAGGTGCAAAGATACTTTCGAACGTTCTAAAGGTAAAAAGACTATGCAATGGGCTAAAATAACAAAAGACAATTGCCCTTTAGACAATGAAGCATTTACTTCTTTAATGGAAAAATATGTGGATAATGACGAAGTTAAGAAAGTCGATGCCCCTGTAGTAGATATTGAAGCTGCAAAAGCTGAAATAAAAAAAAGAAAGAAGGCTGAAAAGACAATTAAAAATTAAATGTTATGGCTAAAACAGGTATTTATGTATCATTATCCGATAGCCAGATAGGTAATAACCAGAGCGATGAATCTATTGCGATGATTTTTGCGGATGCCCCTGCTATTTCAAGCACTTTTCTGCAAGATAAAGCCTATATGATTACCGGACTTCAGGATGCCGCCGCTTTGGGGATCACCCAAGAATGGGAAACAAAGCAATTAAGTTCATCCGGATCACGATTATACACACATATCGCAGATTTCTATGCCAATGCCGGTTCAGGGACAAAATTATGGATATGCGGTACTACATTCACGTACGGCGAATCCGGTTCGCTCTCACAGGCTTCGTTCTATTCCGGTAAAGTAGCGGATGCCGTTATGCAGACAGTAGAAAACGGATATGCTTTGCGACCCAGAATATTTATCCTTTGTAAAGGTGAGAACGCCGCAGCAAGTACAAAATATGTAGGTAGTGCGTTGAATTGTGATTATGATTTAACGGATATTGCTGCATTCCAAACTTTTCTGGAGGATATGTCTAATGACAACTCCATTCGTATGTGCGGTATATATGACGGGGCTTTCCTTAACCCCGCAACAACTCCTATCGACGTCACGAACTTAACAGATGCGTCCGGGCTTAATGCTCCATTGGTAGGGTATAATATCACCGATATTCACGGTTACGGAATATCAAGTACAGGACATGTGGGTGGAATACTTTCCGGAAGGAATATACAGGCTTCAATAGGTAATGTCTCTTTGGGAAGCACGGTGCAAAAAGCATACTTTACTAATGTAAAGAATTCTATAGGGTCTATTGCCTACCAATCCGGCACACCGGTATCTCAACTTAACAATGCAAAGAATGATATTATCGGCGAAAAGGGATATGTCTTTTTGAGAACGAGACCTATGATTACAGGGCTTTTCTACAATGACGGGTCAACATGCAATTTGTCTACAAATGCGCTTTCTAAACTTGAAATGGTACGTGTAGGCAATGCAGTATGTGATGATGCTCAACAGTTCTTGACATTGTATCTTAATGTGAATATCCCGGTTGAAAGTGACGGGACAATCCTCGCTTCATACAAGTCGTTTATGTCTTCGGATTTTTATTCGAGATATATACAGCCTCGTTTGAATGCTGGTCAAGCTTCGGACATACGGGTTACCTTCTCTGAAAAGGACGGTAATTACGTACAATCCAAAGCGATACAATGTACAGTTGAAATATTGCCTTCTCCTGCTATGGAACAAGGATATGTAAATGTTTTTTATGTTTCATCTTTATAATATTATATCATGGATAAATCAGAATATATCGTAAGCTCTGCCGATGTGGATATATATATTTCTTTCGAAGGCGGGACACCTATAAAGATTGAAACCGGTGCTTCTATGAATTGGAGACTGTCGCAGTCCGTTAATCCCATATATGCCATATCATATAAAGACCCTATTTCAATAAAGGCGATAAACGCTTCATATACAGGGTCTTTGGATATACAATCTGGAGAATGGAATGCCATACTTAATAATTATGCAGCTACTCATACTAACCCGGTAGCTTCATTAATAAACAGTAACGTTAAGTTCTCTATTTCGGTGACTTACAATCATAGAAATCCGATCCAGCCTTATGCAGCTACTACTACATGGACGAATGTCATTTTCTCTGACGAAAACGGGAGTATTACTGCTAACGATCCTCAAACAATAATAAGCCTTGAATTTCAAGGAACAGGTATTATAAGAAATACCACTGTATTACCAGCTACAACTAATTAATCTACTACCGGGAACTCCATTAAAAAGTTCCCGGTTAAAAAATCACACGCAAAATGAGAAATATTTTCGAATTGCCGAACTTAAAATATATGTCGGCAGTACCAGACCCTAAAACCTCTGAAATGATAGAAACGGAAAAAGAGGTTAATAACTTGCAGATTTTCAAACTTCAAAGGACTAACTTGGCTCATTCTAAATTCGCATTCGGCCTTAATAGAAACGGGGATATGGATATGGATGCAATTATGGATGATGCTGTAAAATATGCCAAATTATGTATAGCAGACCCTAAATTAAGAGAGGAAATATCAAAAGACGCTTTCGCATGTCTGACTATTTTCCAATCCGAAGAAGTTCAGAAGGATATAGCCGATTTTTTTATCATCATTTCTCGCCAAATGGGAATATCCGGAAGCGAGGAAAAGACTATTCAAGAATAATAGATGAAGATGTAAAAGAAATATTAAAAAGAGATTGCCTTTTTATTCAGAAATGTTTAATTTCACGATATTTCAATATCCCGATAGATCAGATCACTGAAAGATTATCAGCTAAAGAGATAAGCGATTATGCTATTGGGGCGTATTGGATGATATATAACATAGATTTAGCTCCTTTTCACGAAAAGAAATGATATGAATTATTCTGTTGTTTTAGACCTCAAAGGGAATATATTAGAAAAGCTTAATTTAGTAGACGATAAGCTGAAAGATATTAATAGAAAGGCGAGGAATGTGCGTGTGAATGGCGGAGGTTCAGGAAGTTTTTCCTCCTCTGCCTCACGCAATATTATAGATTCTAAAACAGAAAGAGGATTCAGATATTTAAACTATAAATTCAAGCATAACAAATTTTTCGATTTCTCACAGACTTTCCAGCAACTGAAAGATGCGGAAAAAGCCAGAAGAAGATTCCACCAGAATTTTTGGTCTAATGCTACGTCTATTTCAGGAGCAAGAAGAAACTTCGGGAATTTCCTGAATATGTTTAATGAATTCTCACAAGTTGTATTAAAAACAATTCCTATTCTCCGACAATTTGTTACAGGGATGGGAGCGTTAATAGGGATTAATGCCATTGGTGTAGTAGGAGGCGGATTATTATACAAATTCGGGAAACGCTCTTTAATGGGGGAAAGCGTAACTACTGCAATTCAAAATACCGCAACCTATGATATGGTTAGGCTGACACGAGGAAGCGATTTTGAGAATATATATAAGAATGCTTCGGATATAGCCGCAAAAACAGGTGCGAGCCGTTCAGGCACAATATCTTTATTGAATACCTTATCAGGACTTACGGTAGGTAATACAAAATTAAACGATAGGGACGCTAATTTTTTCGCAAATGTGGCATCACGTATTTCCGCCATGTCGGGCATAGATATGCAAATTGTAGGGTTGAACTTACAACAATTACTAACTACTTGGCAGGGAATAGATATGAAGGAATTGTTCAAGTCTGTTCCTTTAATAGAAAAATATGTATTCGATTTAAGGGCGCAATCAAAGAATAAAGGAGAGGATATATATAGTTTTATCCGCAATAATCCGCAAGCTCTTATAGATGCCTTCGCTAAATTTTCAGAATCCTATAATTTATCTGAAGTGGCCGTAGCAAGAGGAAGGGCAGCGTTATCTGAAGAAGAATTATCTATGTCGAAAATGAAATCCCTTGAAAAATTCTATATTGCAATAGCCGATCTTTCAGTAAGCATAAATAAAGCATTGGAAGGACTATATGCTGAAATAGGGAAGATAGATTTTAAACCTTTATTGAATACTTTCGAGGATTTTGTAATGAGTATTATATCCATAGGAAGTTCCTTTGCAAAGTTCCTACAATCCGATGAATTTATAAGAATAAAGAATATTATTCCCAATGCAGCAAAAGGGGCTGTGGCCGGTTATGCTGTAGGAGGACCAATAGGTGGAGGAGTAGGAGGTATAGCCGGGACTTTGTATGGAGGATTAAAAGATCCGGATAAATATAGTCCTGAACAGAGAGCATTATTTTCTCAATTATCTAATAATTCTTTCCTGAAAAATAATCTTATCCGATTTGGGATAAAATCCACATCCCTATTCCGGGATGATGAAGGGAAATTGAGATATTCAAGTGTAAACAATGCTCCTACTACAATAAAACTTTCAAAAGATGAATATACTCAACTCATTAAAGAATTGAGTTTCGGATCAAAGAGATTAAATCAAATGGGGTTTGATCTTTTAAGAGGTGTAGGTACAGAACAGACTATAAAAGATGTTTTGGCCGGTATGGATAATTATAAGCCTAAAATACAGGGAGTTTCAGGTGATGAAGAAACAGGGAAACTTCAAAGCCTCACAAGGGGCTCAAGAGCTCTTATAATAAATTTCAACAAGTCTATTGTTGAAATGATAAATAACATGCAACCCAACGATACGGAATCCTTGTTAAAGGAAATGGAGGAAGTTGCTGAAAATGCTGTTACAAGAGGGTTGCATATAGCTTTTAATAATGCCACATTAACAGCTTCAAGTCAATAATAGGATATGGAAGAAAAAAAAGATTATACAGCCAATAGTTCTGTACCGTCATTCGGGGAACTCGTATCTAATGCCGGAGCTTCTACATTAAGTAAGATAGGAGATGTAGCTCGAAGTGGGAATGAAGTTATAGATACTGCAAATAATCTTATGAAACTTACATTCTCAACTGTAGGTATAATAAGATCTGTAAGAGGCGTAAAATCCGAAGAAAGTAAATATTCTAAGGGTTTGGAGGAGAAAAAACGTTACGTGTCATATTCCGATAGATTATACAAGAAAGATGATAATTCCAATAAGGAATTATATAATACGAATTATGATTATATATTTCAATGCGGAGATTATTTCTTGCCGCTTTCATTTAGTTTTTCCGTTTCCGGCACTACCAATATAGTAAAATCGCAATTGGTAGGAGGCATTCAGATACTCGAAAACACTTTCTATGAGCCTCAAATTATAGAAATGAGAATAAGGATGGAACGTAGGCAATGGGACGCAAAAACGGGGACAGATGAAATGTCTTTTATAATGCAACAGGATCGTTCTGTAGCCAGATTGGGTGATTTCTTGAAATACATCAGAAAAGATCAGCCTGTTTTTGAAGTATCTAATCCCTATATCACAAAAGATTTAGGTATAAAATATTGTACATTAACAAGATACAATATAATCCCCACAGAGGGTTCTGACATTACTATGATAAACTTAACCTTAATGGAGGTGGATTTAACAACACAAACATTATTTGTAAATTGATATGCCTAACTGCCGATTAAATTATTTTATATGCGAAAATGAGGTATGGGTAGAAGGTAGGAAAATACTTAACTTCGTATCTTTTGAATCCAACAATACAAGAGATCATCTTGCAGAAAGGGGAGAATTGAAGATACCTATACATACAGTAGCCAAACTCGATAATACCGGGAACATAATTACAGGTATGACAATAGTAGACTTGGCCAAATATAATATAAAAGTCGGTGCGCAAATACAAGTAAAAGCAAAATATAAGGATATAGCTCAGGTAGAATTCGGAAAACCTCTATTGATATTTGACGGGTTCATAAAACAGATAATCTCCGGATTCCCTACTACTTTGATATTGGAAGATAGGACTTTTATATTGAGATTCGGAAAGGTAAATAAAGAATGGGTTCAAAAAGCTCCATTAACAGAAGGGTTAGAATATTGCTGTAAAATAGGGAATGAGGCATTTTCAAAATATCGTGACAGTCAAGGTCTCACATCGTCTTATAAACCCTTATCCGTTTCATCTGAAACGGCTACTTCTGAATTTAACATGAAAGTATGGAAGGGTGTATCTCCGTTTCAAGTATGCCAAAGATTAATGGATATGTTCAAAATATTTACCGGGATAGATAAAGAAGGGAATCTTTATATGGGTACAGGAAGTACGTTCCCGGATAAAGAAACCATAAAATTGGACACTAAAGTTAATGTAATAGATAGGGACATAAAACCTGTAAACGGGATGTTTGAAGATTATTATGTCGAGGCTAATGCCTATATAAATGGCAAACGAGTTAAAGCTACTGCAGGAGATAAAGAGGCATCATCGAGAAGGATAAATTTAGGATATAAACCTATCCAGACGGAAGAAGGTCTTAAAGAAATAGCCATAAATGCTTGGAATGGATTAAGGTCAACTACAAATTCCGGAACTATAACTACATTGCTTTATCCGGATATTAAAATGTTCGATTATATTGAATATACAGATAATTTTGTCCCTGAACTGAACAATAATTTTTATGTTATTGGAATAAGAATAAGTTTAGGGGCAAATGGCTACAGAAGAGTTTTAACGGTTACGGATAACAGGTTTGAATGGTAATATTATGGGACTGAAATTCGAAACAGCTATGCAAGAAATAGGGAATAGTCTTTCTATAGCTATTTCCGAAATGAGGCCTATATCCCTCATGTATGGAGAGGTTATATCAGTAAATATAGAGGGAAAAACATTCGATTTATCCACATTAGAGGATAGTGAGATAAGAGACATACCGTTAACAGGTGTTCAAGGTATTGAGACCTCTACTATCGTTACCCCTACAATAGGATCACTTGTAATAATAGGATTTGTTCAGAATGATCCGTCACTTGCTTTTCCTATCCTTTTTACCCAATTGGATAAGGCGGACATTACTATAGGTAATTCTACAATTTCAATTACCAATGATAAGATCGTTCTTAATGGTGGGGATTCCCCTTTGATCTATATAGAACAACTTACTTCAAAACTTAACGAGCTTGTAAGTACGGTAAATGATATTATATCTAATTATAACAATCATACCCATATTGTCCCGCAAGGAACGAGTGATATGCCTTCCCCCAAAATAACGGGTACAGCGAAGGATTTTGATGAAACGGATTATCAAGATGAAAAAATAACTCATTAATTTGTTTTTTTATTATTAATTAGTAAGTTTGTATAAAACAATATATATATGCAGGATATATATTTCGATTTTGATAATAATGATATAAAGTTTAATGAACATGATTTGTTTATAGCCTATCCATGTTCATTACAGAACGGGGCTATGTTCTTTTCTAAAAGCTGTGTAGACCTTAATAACGCAGGCAAAGGAATAGGGTTTAAAGAAATCGGGATATTATGCAATCAAAATGAAGCTAACAGACTTTCATCCGAATGTGTAGATCAACTATATAATGACGGGGCGCAATCAGCTAACATAAATATAACTGTTCTGGAAAATTTCGGAGAATATGAATATGATCTATCTGTAAAATATAAACAAGAGATAACAAATGAGTAGTTATGTTGTAAAACACGGACAGAATATATATGATTGTATGTTATGTATATCCGGAGATATTCAAGAAATAGATTTATTACTTGAACTTAATAATATAACTTCTTATACTCCTGATTTAGCAGTAGGGCAGGTTCTTAATACTACCGATATAAAGAAAAGTAATAATGAGGCTCTTTTGCGTGCAGAGAGATATCCTTTCGCCAATGAATCCATTGATATTAACACTTTACAATCGAATATATCCGAAATATGGGATTCTTTGGATGAGATAAATAATTCAACAGAATATTTATCGTCTTCCGACAATATACCTTTAAGAGATACGAGTAATAACCTTTTATATTCTAAAAATGGCTAAAACTTTAAGTTATACATTTGATCAAATCGAGACCGCATTAAAGCAATCGACAGAAAATATAGTAAAATCACTTTCATCATTTATATATATTTTAAATGAGTTAGGGAATACAGATAAAAGCGATGATATTAAACAAGTGTTTACCATATTTGAATTTACATTTGATGATCTGTATAATTATTTAACTACAGAAAATCATACTTTATACTGCCAAAGTATAGGAGTCCAAAGTGCCATATCTATAAATATCAGTGAGACTACTTTTAATTATAGTTGTATTTCTTATAATTATACTGGGGCTAATGGAAATGGTTCGATATTGTTTAATGGGACTGTTACAAGAGATTCATCAGATTCTAATTATAAACTAAGAGTTCAAAGGACAGACCTTAATTTGTCCCGTAATGTCCCTCCCTTAGTAAGTTTGGCCTCACAAGAAGAAATACAAGAATGGCTAACTTCGAATTTTAAAGATGCAGATGATTTAAAGAATGCTTGTAAAAGCAATCTATATATGCTATACAATGGAGTATATACCCCATTATATTTATCTACTAATACCGCCGGTACTGTCTTAAATATCTGTTATCACAGATATACATCAGTATATGATTATGAAACAATAATATATTGTAGATTACAATCTGGCACATTAAATATAACATCCTTTTTATATAAAAATGGAACATGCGATATTACTATAAATATTGATAATTCTATTTTAGAATATAATACAGGAGATAGTTATGAGAATATGAACGGTTGGCTATCAGATATTTTCGGCACTTATGATAACTCCGTTATAAGGAGTACCTATGACGGTACGAGATTTACAATAAATGATAGTGCCGGACGTCTAACAGAGTGTTTGACATTTTGGGGTGAAAGTGTCGGAGGTGATAATGTCAAATGGACTATAGCATTCTTTGATTCAGGAATAAATAAGATATATAGTGAAGTTATAACTTATAATCCCACTTCTGGAACTATTACAGTTGAAAAAACGAGTATATAATTATGGCTGGAGAATATAAAAATTCGATTATTGCTAATATCCAATCATTTTTTGGGTTTGCTAATCAAAGTGCGAGTGCATTATGGTATAGAATAGCCAATTTCGCAAGTGATATTATAGATATTATCAATATTGAATTATCAAATACTGAAACTATAATATCCGATGCGGCTTTAAACCATAGAGTATTAAACCAGAGTTATTATGTAGATATAGCGAAGGAATATCAGGAAGGTGTAGACTTAATAGAAATAGATACTACATTGCATAAATTAGGATATGCACAAATAGATACTTCTAAACAGATCATAAAACAAGCATCAGTATCTATTCAAGATAATTTTATCACTCTTAATGTAGCTACTACAGACTCAAATAATAATCTAATCCCTTTAACTCCCGATCAGCTGTCTTCTTTTTCTTCATATTTTGAAAATTTTACGGCATTCGGACTCCCGGTGAATATAAAATCAGAAGAAGCGGATGTAATAGAAATAGATAGTTCTCAAAATCTTATTTCTTATGATTCTGTTATTTCTTTAGACCAATTAAAACAGAATATTTCAGATAAATTAGATGAAATAGAACAGAATGTAATATTAGGGAATACCTATTATATTAATGATATTGTTTCTCAACTAATGGAAGTTGACGGGGTTATAAATGTGTATATAGGTAGAGTTAAGATAACAGCAAATAGTTCCACAACTACTACATCCAATAAAATAAATTTAGTGTCCGGATATTTCAATTTTAAAGAAGGCACACAAAATACATTCAAGTATGAAGCGGTTTCGTGATTTCGACATATCTAAATTTATTTACCAAAGATTCAGGGCTAATTATTTGGTAGATTCAGAATATAAATTGAATTATTTATATATTCTTCTATCATGTATGTTCTATCCTATAAAAATTTTATTGTCCCATTTTAATTTAAAGAGGGTGGAATATTACAAAATAGCCGGATGTGGATATGGGAATTATGCAGTAAAAAAAGTCATAGAAGATATTTTCGGGGATAAATATCCTACTATAGTTATCCAATATGGGGATGAGGGAGGCGGAAGGTTCTTTTATTCACAGTCTCAATCCGGAGCTAAATCTATATTTATTCCTTCTTTAGGTCAAGCTTCGGCAGATCCTTTCTATATGCCTAATCACAGTACCTCGAAGGTAGTTAATATCATTATCCCACAAGAACTACAAAATAATACACAAGATTATTCTTATTTTCTTAAAGTTATAAGAGCTTTATTATTATATGGTATAAACTATAAAATTATTATAGGATGAAAACACAATTAATGCAGGTAGATAAAACGTCCGGGAACAGAGTATATGCAGAGGATATACAATATAGTACTAATGTATATTCCGAAATATTCAGAGGAGGAATGGGAATAATAGGAAGTACGAATGCCGGGATTTTTAAGTTATTCGGTCTTGCAGTCAATGATACCTCTGTACAAATAACAAAAGGTACTTTATTGATTTATTATAACGGTTCTAATTCGGCCACTATTACTGATCCGGATCAAATAGCTGTATGTCGATATAATGGTAATGTCGTTACCATTAATCAAGGCAGTAGTATTACTTTATATGTAGGATATAATGAAACACAAAGAGTAAACGAAAGCGGTAGTAATTATATCGCTTATCGGGATTATTTTTTCCAAACCACTTCATTCTCCGGGTCAAAGCTGACTCTAAGTGTACCGGCAAATCTAACTATACCTGAATTAATGAAGCAATACGGGTGGAATTATCCTATGCCTAAATCATTTACTTTTGATTTGCTTGAAATTCCAGTAGATGCTGAAGGTATATTGACAGAGGGGTCTGTTGGCACTGGCCAATTGGCCAACTATTGCGTTACTTCAGATAGAATAGCCAATGGGGCTGTCGGAACGGATCAGCTTAATGTCAGTGAGGTTAACGGGATGTTCTTTGATTACACCATATCTAACATTTCGCAATTTGGCACTGTATTCAATAATATACTTTCGAGAGGATCATATAAAGTAAGGATTCTTGCCGGAGAATACAATATCACACAATCATACAATTTAGGCAATACTTCATCTAACAACAAAGTTGACATATATTGCGATCCCGGAGTAGTTTTAAATGGATTTTTATCTACTAATGTTCTTTCTAATTTTATTGTAACAAGAGATTCCGGGTCAGGAGGAGTGACTTTACATGGAGGTAAAATAAATGCAATTTATCAAAGTGGAGAGACCACTAATCCTCATTCGGCAATATCAGGATTCAGCGGTATATATGATTCTATATTATGTTTACCACTGAATCCTACCACTACACAAACCTCGACTATATGTATATCAAATAGTTGTAATATTAATAATATTACAATAGATTTAATATCCACTTCTTATTCAAGTACTCAACCGGGGAAAGCGGGAGTAATATTTAGAGAATGTAATAATATATCTAATATATTCATATCTAAACCTCAAGTATCTTCAAATAATCCTCCATATATCAGGATATTCGATACTTGCAATAACATCTCTAACGTAAAAATAAATACGACTCCGGTAAATAAGTATATTACATTTTTTATGTTGTGTAAAAATGTGTCCAAAGTAGATATATCTATCTCCGGACAATTCCCGGTAAGCACAACAAGGTGGATTTATGTTTTTCAAACTACCAATAACATTTCCGATTTTAATATATCAGTAGATAATTACGGATATGATCCCATAAATAATGAGACGATATATTTAGTATATTTATGTAAAAATATAAGTTCAGGTACTATTAAATTAAACAATACAAGCTCTTCATATCTTACTCCTATGTTGAAAGTAATATATGAATGCATGTTTGTTCAAAACATGTATATATTAGGCGATACTCCACTTATAACCTATATAGAAAATAGTCATGGAGTAACAAATAATGTATTATATTCTGCCAATGGTGTAGTAGAAGCAGATGTATATCTAAATAGTTATGCATCATCAGATAATAGTGCCAAGTGCGGTAATACCGCACTTGGGGGATTCAATTATTCAATAGAAGGATTACCATGATAAATTTAACATATATGAACGGTTTTAATGATATTAGAATTTTATTTGTAGGAATATTCTCAGCGGTATGTTCTTTTTTCGCTCCAATAACAGATTATGTTTTTGCCCTGACAATCGTATTCCTGTTTGATTTCCTTGCAGGCTTGATTTCAAGCATATTGGTTAATAACGAAAAGTTCAAGTTCTCTAAATTTAGGAGGTGTTTGATAGACATTATGGTATATTTCATCATTATAACGAGCATTTACGCTGTGGGGAAATTTGCTCATAAACCGGATGGTGCTATACAATGTGCCTCTGGAGTAATGTTCGTTATAATATATTATTATGCTGTAAACATATTCCGCAATTTAACACTTTTAATGCCTAATAACTACCCTATAAATTTCATTTATTATGTATTGAGCTTTGAAATACTTAATAAATATCCTATGTTGAAAAATTTTAGAGATCATAAAAATAAAGAATCGTATAAATGAGTACATATTTCAACATAAAAGAGCTTGTATGCCCGGATGTTTATAACAAATTCGGGGATCAGGCATGGATGTTTATAGACCATAGACTGATAGAAACTCTCGATATAATAAGAGAAAAGATATTATGTCGGCCTATGGTAATAAATAATTGGGCTTCAGGGGGAGGCTATACCCAAAGAGGACTTCGGTGCAATATTTGCCAGCTTGTAAAAAGCAAAACAGATATAGGTAGAATATATATGTCGGCACATAATTTCGGGAAGGCTATCGATGCTACTGTGCAAGGGATGACGGCGGAAGAAGCGAGGAACCTTATTATAAAGAATCAAGTTCTATTGCCTTATCCTATCAGATTAGAAGATAATGTATCATGGCTTCATTTAGATGTGTATGATATGAACAAAGGGAAAGTTTATTTGTTTAAAGTATGAAAACGTTGCCGGTAATAGTTGCATTTTTCTGTATAGGGTTTATCTTTGGATATACGGTAAGTAATAATCGCATTAAAAGCCAAAATAAGCCCCAAAACGACACGATAATTACTTACGTGATAGATAGTGCCACATACACCGATAAAGTTGAAAATACGAAAGAATTTACGCATTATGACACGATATATATCCCTATGACACATGACACTGTTAATTATAGGGACACGATATATATTCCTGTAAATATACCCATATACAATTATACATTTAAGGATAGCTTATATTTCATTGATGCAGAAGGATATAACGTTAAGATGAATAGAATAGAAGTTTATCCGAAAACAGTATATCGTAATATTGTCCGGACTGAATATGTAGAGAAATTTGAGAGAGATAAACTTTTTGGTATTGGTATTCAGGCCGGATATGGGTATAATATTTATGGTAAAAATTTCAGTCCGTTTATAGGAATAGGTATTTCATACAATTTCATACGATTTTAAGTTTCATTTTTTTCGAGTAATGCACGATGTCCCCAATTGTGAAATTCGGGGCATTTTTATATATAAAATATTATGAATAAGATAAATATAAAACCACTATCAATAAATGAGGCTTGGCAAGGCAGGCGATTTAAAAGTCCAAAATATAAAGTATATGAGGCTAACATTATGCTTTTATTGCCTAAAATAACCATTCCTCCTAAAAATTGGCTTATAATTTATTATGTCGGATATTCAAACGTTCAAAGCGATATAGATAATTTTGTGAAACCTTTTCAAGATTGTTTACAAAAAAAATATGATATAAATGATAGATATATATATGCTTATATAATTGAGAAACATATAGTCCCTAAAGGTGAAGAATATATACAATTTGAAATCTTACATATAGATATAGAAGATGATAGGGGAATAAAAAAACCTCTACTCTTAGAGGTTTTGCAGAATAATATGTGTTATAAAGAATGTTTTTAGATATGCTATTTTCACAAACCGCATATTGAGGAAACAAAACTAACGTATATATAGGCTTATATCCTATGCAAAAATAAAAATTATTTATTTACTAACCAAATCATTTTAACATCCTATCCATTTCCATACGGTAAAATTCCATTTTTTCCGTATAAGTAGCAAGCATATTATTCGTTGTTTCGTCAAAACCGTTTAATTCAAAACATTTATTGATATAATTATAAATATTTTTTAATTCTTTTGATGTATCTGAGCACATCGATTCCCAATCTTTTATTATAGGGTCTTGATCTATAATTGAATTTTCCAAGAATTGTTCGAATGTATGCGATGGTATTTCATTATATTGTACGATTCTTTCAGCGCATTTATCTGCTAATTCATTTAATACGTCAGCTATTTTATCGAAAGTTTTATGTAAGGTTATGAATTTCTCTCCATATACTAACCAATGTCTACCTTTGATATTCCCGTATGAACATTTTGCAGAACATAAAATTTTATCTAAATTGTTTATTTCCATAATAGTATATTTTAAAATGGTATATCATCATCATCATCATTATTATTTGGTGCATCGTATTCTTTAAAATCTAAAACTTTGCCACTCCCTATAAATATTTTCGGTTCTTTCCTTTCCCATTCTTCTTTTGTTTGTGAAACATAGATTGTATGTGTATTACCGAATTTGTCTTTATTTCTCATTCTAACGATAGAAAGATTTAACCCTGTATCTTCTGTCCCGTCTCTCCTTGTAAAATGTTTCAATTTACTTTCCGGGATATTTGCAAAAGTAATATTGCATTTTAAAATTTTCGTTCCCATATCACAAATGTATTAAAATTATCAATTATTCAAAATTTCAATCTCCATATTTTGTATTTTATCTATCATATTTGATATACTTCCTATTTCTTTTTCAGATATTTCTATAAATATGATATCATATTTAGGGGGGTATATCTTGTATATTGGTCTCCATTTTGCTATATAAAACTCTTTGTTATCAATAACCAATTTCGCAATTTTACCCTTTAGTATTTTTTTTATTATTTCTTCTACCGATTCCATTCATATCCATATTTATTCGGTCAACAAGATCAATTAAATCGTTATTCAAACATCCTTCAAACTCTATTTTATTATGGTTAATCATATTGGATGTCAATTTACTATTATTTTTATCATATTCAATGCTTTCAACATGATCTATGTTTATAGCACATTTTTCATTTATCAAAGCTATCATTTTATCGTATCATTTTTAATTATCCAAGAACGGATATAAAATAAAGTTCTTTCATATCTATTTATTTTTAATCGATAAGTTCAACCTTTTTGTAAGTTTTTTAATTATTCTGTTTAGATAGGCATTTTCTTGTTTTAAGTCCTTTATTTCCTGTAGAAGAGATTTAACTGTTTCATTGTACCGTTCCCGCTCGAAGGCTGCAAAGTCTTTATCTCGGCAAATACATTGAGATATATCATACGAGAGGACTACTGGCCAGCATTCCGGAATAAGAACCTTTTCGCCATTTTCTGTGTATATATAGTGACATTTCATTTTTTTTAGTCAACAAGTTCAAAATCATATACAAATACATAAGGATTGTTTTCCCAAGTTCCCTTACCGCTTACTTTGTCGATTAATGAGGAATAGGCTTCACGAGGTGTGTCTTTTGCGTTACCACAATGACAAAAATTACACTTAGACATTAGATAGCATTGATTGTGGCAACCTTCCGCATCGCATTTTATTATTCCTTCTGCCAAACAATCCTCATCGCTTATGTCTTGTAGGCTTTCTATGCGGACGTTGGTAATGCGGATTTGGTGAATCATCATGTCTGCGTCAACGAACATTTTATTATTGAAGCCGGGATGCTCCATCCGCCATATGTATTCAGAAGCCTTTTGCACATTATTCTCGTAATGTGCGGCGCAAGTTGCATTTTTGCAATTTTCCAATTCTTCTGCAATGGAACAATAGCTTTGCGCCACAGCAACCACTTCTCCAACCTTGTATTTCGGTAATATCTGCCCTTCGTCAATGAAACTTTCGTTTTCATCATACATGCAGACTTCCGTAATGGCTCTGTCTGTAGCTCTCCTGCACACATAATATCCACACACATCTTTCCCATGAAAGGTCTTAGGATAGGTTATAACCCGCCTTGTCTGCGTCTTTCTTCCTTCCAACACGGCTTTTGTTAATCCGTATCTGTCGTTGAACATAATCTTTTTCATATCTATTCTATTATAATAATCCTTTATACACAAATAATTTTTCTATTGGGTTATATGTATTTTTAATGCTAAGTGAGTTTGTAATTCTTTTTTCCCAAATACATGTAAAATCATCTGGAGCTTGATATTCAGATATTACTACTTCGTGACCTTTATTGGACATCCTACGACACCATCCCCAGAACTCATCACTATTAAAATCTTTTGAAATTAAATATTGGGTAGTGTTTTTATATGGAGGATCACAATAAATAACAGAATTATCCGGGATTTCAAACTCATCATATTTGCTGCACCAAAACTCAACACCTTTTAGTTTATCGATTTGTGATAAAGTGTCTCTTATTTGTTCACTGATATAATCCCTTCCTTTTACGTTATGACCAGAATATCCACCATCATAAAATCTGCCATTGAAGCTGCCCATAAATCCGACCCAACCTATCATGGCTTCTTCTAATGTATCACCCAATCCTATAAACCCTCTTTCCTTAAATTGGCAACGATATTCTGAATATAGTCCTTTTGAAATTATTTTCGGGAACTCATATCCTCCACAAAGAAAACGCCACATTGCAATGAGATAATTATTCGCATCTGATGCTATACGTCTATCATGCTTCACTTCGCTAATTATATTACATCCTCCACAAAAAGGTTCAACATAGTACCTTCCTTTTGAAAGATTATTTGTTATAATAGGCAATATATATTTAGATATTTTCTTTTTACTTCCCATATATATCATATTCAAATCAATTTTAAAGTTTCTAATATCCATGCGCTAAGAGCTTATTCTTTGATCATTTTTTTAATTTGTATCATACCCATGCTCTCCTGACGCAATAACATCACCGAAAACCCAATCATTGCCGTAAACCCACGCATTGCCGCTTTTTCAATTTCTTCTCTTTTCATTCTTTTACCTCCTGTAATTTATCTTTAATTAGTTCGTTTCATATTCTTCAAGCATTTCTTTCTTTAGTCTGTCTATTTCCTCGATTTGTTGGTAGCAGTGTAAATTCTGCGTGCTGTTTCTTTTGTAATCATTTTTTGTATCTCCTCTAATTTTATGTTGATTTTAAAGCATTTAATTGTTTAATTATTATCACAACTCATAAAGATGAAAACAATTCTCATGTATATTTACAAAATATTCTCTTTCTGGGAATATCTGCGCTACATTCATGTTATTAGGCATAAATTTGTAGCGTAATTCTTTGAGTTCATAATATCCGATAGTTCTTGTTAATGAAACAGACAAATGCCATTTCCCGAGTTCTTTATTTATAAAAATAGTTTTACCCTTGTATTGGGAAAACCCCGTTTCATAAACACCGTATTTATCTTCTATATGATCCTCTACAAACTCGATAGGAAGCTTTGATATTGCCGGTGGCATCGGTTGCCTATATTTCTTCAATTCTTCTTTAGTCATTATTCTATTGGTTTAAAGTTTTTACATTCCTGCGTTTTATCGACCATAGGTTTGTCACAACGATCTTTTATATACTTGAAAGATAATTTTCTACTTACTTTATATGGAGCGTACATCTTGCTACCGTCAATTTCACAGATGAAATCCGTATATTTTATACGGCCATCACAACCCGATGAGGGGAGTGTGCAATCTCCGGTAATCTCATTATTGAAAACACATGTTTCGCATTTTTCGCCATCCTCACTTAAATGTTCCTATCTTCGTAAATGGATGCATAAGGCGCAAATAAAATTGTTATGCGGATTTTTCCTGCAGAACTTCTCATGCTGACACATCCCTGCCGCACTCTTTGAAATCTTAGAACAATAAGAGCATTGGTACACTGTCTGATTTTCAAGCTTTTCCATATCTCTATTATTTAAGTTTCACAAAATATTTTTCGGTTTATAATATGTTTCTTGAATATCCTTGAATATCTCGTATGCCACTTGTGGAACAATCGCATTCCCATATGCTTTTATACTTTCTTCTCGCCATTTAGAAAAGGTGATGCCGTCCAATTTTCCGGAAAACCCATCATTTCCCCTACAAATAGGGGATTGAGTTGGGAACTCCTCCCATGACGGGCAAAGAAATCGGGCAGGGTAGCCTGCATCGGGTTCTTGCCTTTCCGTTCGAAGTACTCCAGCGTCGGCGCTCCCCTCCAGTCCCTTGCCGTTGGGGTAGGGAGTAAATTCAATGGCATGGATATCGTTTCCCCCTGTTTCCTGCATACTTTCAATCCCTGTGTCTGTACAGTTGGCAATAAACCATATCCTGTCTCTCCGGTGTGGCGCTCCGACGGCACAAGCCGGAATAATAATCGGTTGGACGGAATATCCCTCTCGTTCAATATCTTTACAGATTGTTTCAATGATATATTCTTGGCGCAACAATACTCTTTTTCTGTTATTTTCTCCGAATATAGAGTCTTGACAACCCATTTCAACCTCTTTACCGGGCTGTACCATTGATAAGATTCCAGCAACGTTCTCACCAACGATCCAAGTCGGTCGTATCTCTTGTATAGCTCGCAACATTTCCGGCCAGAGGTAACGGTTATCATCCGTCCCTTTTCTATTCCCAGCGACGCTGAAAGGTTGGCATGGGAATCCTCCGCTAAGAACATCGATTTTACCTCTCCATTTTGTAAAATCTGTCTTTGTGATGTCTGCATAGTGTTCTGCATTAGGAAAATGATAGTTTAATATTTTAGTACAAAATTCGTTTATCTCACAATGAAATACATTTTTCCAACCTATCCATTCGGCAGCAAGATCGAACCCTCCTATACCGCTGAATAAAGAACCATGAGAAATATATTTTTCTTGGGTATTCATAGTGTAATTTCTCCGTTCAAAAAATCGATAATAAATTGGTGACTGCTTCCAAACATCCATTTCTGTTGTCCATTTGCATAAAAACAGGCTCTTTGCCTCCTATGATAGTAATCTACCATTTTATTGTTTTCCTCATTTATCACTCTTATTCCGGATCGGTTATTTATATCCAAAGCTTCAAACCCGTTCGCTTTCATTTTATTCATGAAAATGTCGTATCTATCTACCGGGAAATTCTTGTGATTTTTAAGCCATTCAAAATATTCCTTTGGCCTATCCGTCAATTTTAATTCTTCTTCATCCATAATTTCATGGTTTATGTAATAGTTTTATTGCCTCTTTATCCCCATTTTCAGCTCTTTCCTTTATCTTTTTGTATTCTTTAAATCCTATACACCCCTCAAAATTAAAAACCTCTGTAAAACGCTCTTTAAATTTAATTGAATCATTTATGGAATTATCCTGTGCAGCTTTATCCCTAATTTTATCATATTCCTGAAGCCAGCGCATTATTACTTCCCCGTCAATCCGTCCATATACTTTTTCAAACATTCCCTTCATCGCCATTTTGAAAAAAAGTTTTAAATCATCTGGTTTGTAATGGGGATATTCTTCCCGGATCAATGAAATAGTCATTGCTATTTGCGAATCGTTCATTGTCCCGTTTGTTGAGAAAAAAGAAACAAATTTATTAAACCAAATCACCATATTTGCATTAACTATCGCTTCACCGAAAATTTTACCTATTTCGGAAATACTCGGAGAAAATGAACTGAATACGTCATTAACTGTCTTCGGTTGCAAACTGTTGAAGTATTCGGCTGGCTTCTTTTTCAAGAGCATTACGGCTTGCTGCTTTGTCCGAGGTACTATGGCCTCTATTCCCTGTTGTGTTGCTATTCCCTTGTTGTACATAATTCCCCTCTAATATTTTTAAAAAATTATTTTGATTGAAAATCCAATCGAAATTACATTTCCAATTATGTTCATTATACCCCAAAAGAAAGGGGGATTTTAGGACATTATCGAAAACTATTTGAACCGATTCAATGCCATGTGCTAATATTCTCGCCCGGATCGCCGATTTCCGTTTATCGGTTAGTGTAGACACCACTGGCAATCTCCCCGCAAACATTGTATTGTAATCATCTTTTATTTTTTGATAATTAATACGCTCTAAAGAAGAAAAAGAATCATCTTTCTTTAGTAATACGTTAGTATTACTTTCTTTTGTTTCTGTTTTATATATATTATTTTTATTATTATATATATTATTACTTACCTTTTTACTTACCTTTTTACTGTAAATATTACAGTTTAAAATTGTGTAAACAGGTGACTTCGTTTTACGTTTACCGGGATCAAATTTTATTAGACCTTTTTGCTGTAATCTGTTGCGTGCTTCAATCATAGTCTTTTCTGTGACGCCGATAGTGACGCAGATTAACCCGTTGGGACACTCAAAGGGATTCTCCCAGTTCCGATTATTGCTTTCTTGCAAAAGGAAGAAGTAGAGGTCGGCCTCCACACTGGTTATTCGCACTTCACGTCGTGTTTGCCAAAAAAGGTTTATTAATTGTATATAGTTCATAGGTAAGTATATATAAGGGAAATATTATAAAAAACTATCGGGATATTTTACGCTACCACACATAAAACATCCCGATAGTTAAGGGTTAACCCGAATATTTTTCTGTTGGTGGTAGTCAACAATTGCAAAGATGCAATTTAATTTCTAATTATCAAATACGTAAGCATGTAATTTTTATTTTTTAAGTTTTACAAAGTCCGGGCAAGTTCTTAAGGCTGTAGATCGGTTAAACCCTAACTTCTTGCAGAATACCATATAATTATTCACTTCTCCATAATGATTTTCGCATTCGGTACAACGGATTACCTCAGCCTTTTCATTCTCCTTTTCTTTCTTTTTTGTAACGTTCTTTTTCATCGTCTATATATTTATTTGAATAATCTAATATTTTGTGTAAATCGTTTCTTTCATAAATAGTTACGCTTAATAATATTGCCGGTATCATTATCAAATTGCATTTCTTCACAAAGAAAGAAAATGTTTTATAACTTAAATAAGGGCATATTATCACAAATATGGAGAGAAGGAAAGCGTAACCAATAATCACAACTCCCAATAAAATAATTAATCCTCCCATGATGATATTTTTTTTACTCTTAATGTTCTCATTTCCTTATCGATAACATATTTCTTATATTCGTCCGGATGATCTTTTGAAAATCTGTCCTTGTCGAAAAAAGACATTTTTGTCACTTTCAGAGTTGCACAATCAATGCCTCCGACATTCAAAATCTCATTGCCCCCTATTTTCACCGATATTATATTTTTTAATTCTTCTATTCCCTTTTCTATGTTCTTTTTGTCTTTCAATAAGCTGTTATATCTTTCAATAATATTCCTGAATGAGTCTTCTGCATATACACAACCCCCTTTTTGAACTTCTTTAAATTTAATCTGGATATCCTCCAGAGTTTCAGAAGGCGGTACGCCGTCGCCAAATATATATTTCTCTGTCCAATCTATCCCCTTTTTTATTATATCTTTTGCGAAATCTTCATCTATATTAAAATATCTATACTGGATAGTTTTATTCCCGTCATAGACACATAATACCGCCATATCA